CCCCCGTAAATTCTAAGGCGTTATAAACATTAGAAGGCAAATTCCATTTATTCAGCTAAATCAGCTGCATATTTTTCCTTCAGTAGCGTAATTAATTTTGGGAAATAATCCAGTTCTGTAGCTATAATTTCATCGATATATGAGGATACAGACGAGATGTATTTTTCATTCGGTGAAATGTTCATCTTCAGACATAACATGTGAATTGTTTTTGCCTTATCATAATTTGCATTAATCGGTTCCACAAACTCTGCTCGCTCTGATTCATTCAAAAAAATACCGATCAATTCCTTCATAATCCATTTGTGCTCCAAAAGAACGAGCGTATATCTCTTATCAAGCCGGGATGTTTCATGGAAAAATTCTTTTAAGCGCACCAACGACGCGATACCAAATGTATAACGTGTAGTGATGGTGGTATATACCTTATCCCGTGTCAAGTTATATTGATCCAAATTAAACATCATTCTTTTGATGTCGGGAGGCGGGATAACATCCTTATTGTAGGAAAAAAGATTTAAGTGGATTTTGTCATCGTCCGTATATATGAGTGAATCTATAAATTTTTGGATGGGAATTTTATATAATTCAAATCTTCCTGTTGATGTATATCCTACAGAGTAAAAATACTTATCACAACAACCAACGATCAGATAATCATGCATAAAATCGTGTTTGTTATAACAGGATTTTTGCGGTATAAATTTTTCGTTATAATTGCCGTTAATATAACAATGGTTACCGATTGATCTTTTTAATATGTCTAATAAATCCCATCCATATACGTCAAAAGAAGTTTTTCTAAGAGCTATCGTTTCTTTTGTAAATATTTTTTCTTCAACGCCCCATACATCATCTGCAGACAAGATATACTTATTGTTAGGAGAGGGTGAAATGAAAACACAGTTGGTAAACTTTGTACATAGCCAAGGAAGAATAGAATCGGGTGAATTTGCTTCCATAATACTAACGGGGAAGGCGACATTGTGATAACTTAATAACATTGGCTGGGGCGTGTATGGTAACAAGGTCATAAGAACCTCCTATAAAAGTTTTAATTTACAGTCATAATCATTCTGAATTTTATCACTGTTGAACTGATGTGTTTTATGTAAATCTGCTCAATTTAACAGACGGACTTGCGACACTCTTATTATATCATAATATACATTATTTGTCAATACTTTGAGGTGGTCAATAACGAGAGTTGGCTATCGTCTGACGGTGATCTTTTTAAAATTAACGAAATCTCAGAAAGCATTTTATACTTTCGTTTTCCGTCTGATTCAGTAAATCCCCCAAAGAGGGAATACGCCGCAAGGCATCCGGGAGAGAGATTGATGTTCTCAAACGCATTCAAAACGATAGTGCCTTTTTGGCAGGTCGGATCACCTCTTTGGAATACTCGTCGGATGGGGTTAGGATGTAATTGGACAGGTCGATTCGTTTTATTTTAACTTCATTTCATAAATTCACTCCTGTACGGAACTTGACTTCCTGCAGGAGTATTTTTAGTTTATCGATGGCTCGTACGGGTAAAAAAGAGATTACATCGCACGGCTTGTTTACAGTGTACTATAATTAAATCTTCAAAATCCTTTGCGAATCGCCAATGATGAGTTGGAGGTTGGTTTTACAGACATTGTGATTTGGAATACCCATACCATTGTACTTGACCGTGCCATTTACGGTCGGATATAGACAAGCAATTGTTGCATACACTAACAGAAGAAAGGAGTGAGGAGCTATGGCTGAATATACCGATCTGAAGAATCGTACTTACAAGATTATTCAAAAGATTTCCTGCGCGGATGATCAATCCGAGCGAGAGACCCGCATTATGGAGGAACTGTATCGAGTATTTGAAGGTTAAATTTAAGTACCGATAGATGATAAAGAATTAAGAAAGAAGGGAGGTGAATCCATATGGCGATTGCTTTGTATGCACGAAAGTCGGTAGAGCGGGAGAACTCTATTTCATGCGAGACACAGTTGGAGTACTGTCGTGCAATGCTAAAGCCCGATGAGCGAGGAGAGAAAATATTAGAATTCGTGGATAATGGATACTCCGGTGGAAATACCGACCGAGAGGGGTTCCAGAAGATGCTTCGGCAGATCGAGCGTGGTAAAATCACAAAAGTGATCGTTTACCGTCTCGACCGTATCAGTCGCTCACTCAGCGATTTTGTGGGGATTTTAGAAACGCTGAAGCGGTATCACGTAAAATTCATATCCTCGCAGGAGTCGTTCGATACATCCAGCCCATACGGGGAAATGATCGTGAAGCTACTGGCGGTATTCGCGGAGTTCGAGCGGCAAAGCATCATACTCCCAATCACCGTTCGAATCATATTCTGCGTAAAAGGAGACTCTCGTTCCGACCTCAAGGGACATTCTAACGTCCATACGAGAGATGTACTTCTTATCAGGCGAGTCTGTTCCGATCAACCCGGTTGCCGCGCTCCATTTGATTGGTTTGGTTTCTGTTATCCCCGCCCCCTTCACCGTCTTAATCTCGCCATAGTCTTTATCGATGTAATAGAGATCGCCCTGGAAATTACAGAATTCCAACGCCTGCGTGTTATCCTCCCTGTGCCACATCCCTTTTGCGGTATCGTATACGAAGAGGTGATATTGTCCGTTGCTGTCCATCATGGAGATATAGTATTTATTGATGAGCGCACCTGCAGCCGCATTGCTATATGTGTTTTCTCCGAGCGCGGAGGATATCTCAACAGGGAGAGATCCGTCATAAGCACAAACGGCAGAACGGGACTTGTAGTAAAGGGTCTCATTTACAATTGCAAGGCTCTTGGAGCATCCTCGTTGTACACCTCTGCAAGCTGTTGCTTGTATTTGATAGTTGGAAGGGTAATTTCCGTATACCTTGTGTACGAAGTTCTCCTTGAAAAAAAGAGGGTATCCAAGGTGAGCAATAGCACCCGTGAATTGTCCGTCAGTACCAACAGAGGCTGCATAAGAGTCTGTAGAGATTCCCATAAAGCAATTCCAGTTCTTAAAGTCTCCGAGCTTGCAAGCGTAAATCTCATTTACAGGTTCTTTGCTATATACGTCAACCGTTTCTTGTTTATCGGTAGTCCCGCAGTTCTTTAATTTTGAATTTCAACTTGTTAATTGTACTCATTGTCTTACCCTTTCATAGAATAGTCTTGATTTCAAGTCTTTACTGGTAAAAAAAATAATCATAGACCTCATTCATAGAGATTCCGAGCAGTTTACAAGATTTTTCAATTTCGTCTTGGGACCACGCCGAAAGCCCGTTTAGTTTGTTACTGATCGTGCTACGATCCTTGTCCATGGCGGCTGCGAAGTCACCAATTGTTCCAAACGCCGCCTTTATTTTTTCACGAAGTTTTCCATAGGTTCTCATGTTTATCCCCCCTTTTTGCATTTAATAAAGACTTGATTTCAAGTCTTTCTGCGCTAATTGTACACCAAATCTGGAAAAATGTCAATAGTATTTTGATTAAATTTCAAAACTTTTTTTGTTTTTTGACTTGATTTGTTGACTTTTTGCAAAAACAGTGATAGAATATATGCAGTATAATGAGGGGGAAATAAATATGGAAAACTGGAAAAAAACTTCAACAACCTCACAAAGATTAAGCGAAGCAATGAAATCTGCCCATATGAAACAAGCGGATCTTGCAAGAGCAACGGGATTGAGCAAAGGTGGAATTAGTAATTATGTATTGGGGAGATACGAGCCAAAGTCAGACATAATCAGCAAACTAGCCGTTGCTCTAAACTGTTCTGAAATGTGGCTTATGGGGTATGATGTCCCGATGCGTAGACCTTGTAAAAAAGAGTACACATACGATAAAGAGAACGCCTGCTGTTCTGAAGAAGAAAATCCTTTACTGCTTAAAATTTATGAATATTTAGAAACGTTTTCCCAAGATCAACTCGAGGCAGAACTGGCACATTTGAAGGATCTTGATGAAGGAAAGAAGAATTGCAATCACACAAGGTCAGCTGTTGCAGATCTATCTCAGCGCGAAATACAGGTCGTGCGCTCATATCGGGAGCAAAACGATGCGATTAAAAATGCCATTGACAAAATTCTTGATCTTGAATTTTTAGAATAAATTATGTGGGGTAAGTGATATAAAAAATGTTTTCTAACATTATTGTGTGTCTTTGATCGTTGGATTCGGCTTATACCAGTCGGACTCTAACAAATAAGAAATCATGGAAAGGTTTTATAGCGTATGATGAAAGGATTATTGAGCATTGCTTTATGTGCAGTTTTAATTTTGGGTTTATCATCTTGTGAAAAAGCAAATAAAACTGATAGTTCAAATGATCAATTTATAGAAGGAGCAGAATATGGCAGGGAGGAAGTTTTTATAGATTTAGTTGACGCTTCTCCCTACAAAAAGATTATTAATTTTGACGATGTTTGGGAAACAGAAGATTTCTCATTAGTTCTTTCAAATGTTGATGTCAAAGGCGAGCCATACCTTAAATACGATCTTACATTGCACAACATTAAAATAGATGAATGTTATGAAGATAATAAAATGCTTTTTAATATATACTCTTGGGGCAATGGTCTTTGGAATGTGGTCTTGGGATACGATAATTATTACGATTATGCTATATTAGAGAATGATTACCCTTTGGGGGGATACACGGCAACCGGAAAAACCGGTTTGTATGACTATGACGATATTGAAAAATTAGTTGTTATTATTGTGATTGACGGAAATGTGCATACTGCAATATGCCGCCTAAGTTGATATAAAGGAGGAGGTAACGTGGAAAAGGATTTGTTGAAAATAGGCTCTGCATACATTCGTGTATCCGATGAGAGACAGGACGAATATAGTCCCGATTCCCAATTAAAGAAGATCCGGGAGTATGCAGCCAAAGAAGGATATGTGATTCCCGATGAGTTTGTCTTCTATGATGACGGAATATCGGGTAGGAGTACAAAAAAAAGAGATGATTTTAATAGGATGATCGCACTCGCCAAAGAGAAGGCTCATTCATTTGATGTAATCTATGTGTGGAAGTTTTCAAGATTCGCCCGTAACCAGGAGGAGAGCATGGTATATAAGAACCTTCTCCGAAAGAAGGGGATTACCGTTGTATCTGTTTCTGAGCCAATTCCAGAAGGGCATTTTGGTTCGCTTATCGAGAGAATAATTGAATGGATGGACGAATTCTATTCTGTCAATCTTGGAGTAGAGGTAACCCGTGGAATGACCGAGAAGGCATCAAGGGGCGAGCCTACCTGCGCGCCCCCCTTCGGATATGTCATGAGGGATGGCTGGTACTATCCCGATGTGGAAAGCGGTAAGGCAGACATAGTGAGAGAGGTGTTTAACCTCTATGCGAGCGGTGTAAAGCAGAGGGAGATTGCCGTGTTGCTTGGGGAACGAGGGGTACGCACAAAGTACGGCAAAATGCCCGATAATCGGTGGATAGAATATATGCTATCTAACCCTTGCTATATTGGAAAGATTCGATGGAGCCTGAATGGCGCAAGGGCCGTGAGTAAAAGGGAATACGACAACGAGAATATTATGACTGTTACCGGGCATCACGAACCTCTTATCTCTATGGATTTATGGGAAGAGGTGCAGAGGAAGCTTGAAATTCAGAAGATAGCATATCCCAAACATTCAAGAAGATCGCAATCCGTAGACTATATGCTTAAAGGACTTGTAAGATGTAGCTCCTGTGGCGCAACCCTAATATGTAGTGGTATCAGCGGCAAGGAAAAGCACCGTTGCTTGCAATGCCACAATTACGCAAGAGGATCTTGTCACATATCACATTCCATCACGATTCCAAAAGTAGAGGAAGCGTTTAAGGAAGGTCTTCGAGAAGCAATTGGGGCAAAGCAATTTACAATAGCGCCCAGCAAGCCGAAGAAGTCCGAAGCCAAATCGATTGACTATGACAAGTTGATAGAGGTAGAGGAACGTAGACTTTCGAGAGCAAAGGAAGCATATCTCGCAGAAATAGATACCATCGAACAATACGCACAGACCAAAAAGGAAGTCGCAGAAAGAATTTCAGAGTTAAAGGAGAAGCGAGACAAACAAGAGGTGGTTGAAGTCAACATTAATTCTCTTTCTGAAAAGGTAGTCGGAGTGTTGGAGTTCATCGAACGAGACGATGTAACCGTGTCGGCCAAAAACGAGGCTCTGCGGTCAATTATAGAAAAGATAGTGTTTGAAAAAGCTAAAGGAAATTTAGCTATTATTTTTCATGCTGTGTAATCATATCTAATTGTAATTAGTACCACCCAGCTGGGAAATGATCAGCTGAGCCGCCTTGGCGTTCGGTCTTTTGATCTTGACGGGATACTGCAGTTTTCGTTCATAAGTCCACATGGTGATTCGGTCCTTTCGTGTTGTTGTCAGTCAGCGTCGGCTTCCCATGGCCAGGGCATCTTTACCCAATCCCATGAGGTTCGGCTCTCGTTGCCGTAAAACGTGAGCGGACCGCAGTTCTTTTGATATTGCTCCATGAGAGATGCGCGCTCGCACAGGAGCTTGTGATAGTATTCCAGTGCCTGTGCGTGGTCGGGGTAGGCGTCAAGATAGAGCACCGTTTCGGTCAGACAAAAATCGATCTCGCGAATTTTTTTCATGATAGCGGCGCAGCTTTTGCAATTTGACTGTTGCATCGTTTTTACCTCCGTCAGCATTTGGGAGAGCGGCGGACGCCGTTTCCCTCAAAGGGCTTGAACAGCTCGTGGAAGAGCGTTCCGTGTCTCAGCGCCATCTCGGGAGTGTCCATCAGGCACGCCCACTCCTGATAGGGGGAATATACCATTGCCAGTGCGGGCATATAGGCGTTTCCCGATTGCATGCAGCCGTGATCGTGCGCGTGATCGTGTGCGTGATCGTTGCAACCGCAGCCTCCTTGCATGGGGGGCATTTCCTGACGCGGGCGGATCGCGCCGCACGTGCAACCGACGGTTTCCGGTTGGTTCATTCGGCGCAGAAATTCCTCTCCCGCGCGCCGTGAGGATGCGGATTGGTTGGGATTGTACATCTCGTGGTCTCCTTATTTTACTTTCCGAAAAAAGAAATGATAGCATGGCGTATCGCGAACCCTCGCCGAGGGGCGCGCCGCCTATTTACATTGTATGCGCGGTGTCTAAAAATGCTATTTTATGACGAAAAATAAGAACAAGAACAATATTCATTCTAAAATACGACAAAATAAATATAAATAATAAGGAAATAGATATTGACAAACCGAAAAAAGTATGTTAAACTATGCTGAATGATGTTGACGAAGAGCCCGATGGCAGGATGTTTACAGAGAGTCGGCGTAGGTGAGAGGCCGATAACGGAGTGCGATCAAGCGGTATCCCTTCCGAGTCGGCGTGCCGAACGAATGTTCCTGTAGGCTCGCCCGTATGGCAGCGTTAATGCCACGTCGGCTATATGCCGACCAAGTGCGCTGTTTTACGGCGAAGATGAGTGGTACCGCGGATATTTCCGTCTCATGGCTTTTGGCTATGGGGCTTTTTCTTTTTTCGTCGATCAAAACCGAACAATCTTCAACATATAGGAGACAAGAAATGGCAAAGGATTACACAAGCACACTAAACCTTCCCAATACCGACTTCCCCATGCGCGCAAATCTGCCGCAGAGAGAGCCGGATATGATGAAGTATTGGGATTCAATCAATCTTTATCGCATGATGCAACAGAAGGGAGAGGGCAAGCCCCTGTTCATGCTGCACGACGGGCCTCCTTTTTCCAACGGAA